GCTGATAGATAATAGCAAATCCGTATTCATCGAATAGACGTATATTCGTATGCTTTGTTGTGTATATACCCATGTCCGCTCCTTATCTGTATTTGTCGATTATCTGTAAGATTTCGGTTTTAACTTCCATCGGTGTTCTCAATTTATCAGTTATAACCGATATACAAAATACCTTTTCAATCTCGGCTCTTATCTGTTCAAGTGGTATGCCGTTCTTAATACCACTTACAAGGATATCGCTACCGCTTAACAAATCTTCCTTTGCATTTAGATACATCTGTTCGGGTATATCAATTATCAGTTTCATTCATTCCTCACTTTCTGCCAATAGTAATAACAACCTCTGCTACGTTATCTGACGGCTCAAAGTATTTAGCACATTGCTTTCCTGTTATCTCTTTGATGTTGTATTCATTTTGTCCGTCTGTTATGGTTAATACGATTCTATCTTTGTATAACAACAACATATCATGTAGTTGTTTGATTAAGTCTTGTATATTCATACTTCCTCACTTTCCTGCATCTTTGCTCCGCAATTAGGGCAATAGTCCCATTTTTCATTGTTGGGTGCATCACACTTACATCTATCGCAATAATATTCTCCATCATGCATAAATGTTCTGGTGGTTATCCACTTCCCGTACTTCTGCGTGACGGAAGGTAACTGGCATATTATTCTTGAATATTCCTCAAAATCCTCTGCACTATCGGCATAACCACTTGCGGCATAATCAGCCATCTTTTCAAGTGCCATATCACGGCTTATCGCATCTTCGCAAGGCTTCTGTTCTGTCGGTATAATTTCCGCTATATCATCATACTGACAGTAACCATCTTTTGTTGAATATACACATTTGTCACAAGGCTGTTGCTCTAATAGTCTCTTATAGTCTTTAAGCCATTCTGCAAGTTGTCGGTGTTCTTCGGCACACCTTTTATAATATGTCAGGCGTTCTTCTATCTCTTCATCATCACAAAAGAGCATATCAATCGTCACGTCTTTAGTATCAACAACTCTTTGATTTTCTTCTGCTACTTCCTCTGCGTGTTTAATTGCCTCGTCTATTGTCATGTCTGTTCCTCACTTTCCATCTTCGCACCGCAATAAAAGCAATAGTGCAATTCGTCTATATCATCTTCGCAATTCGTAGCATGACCACAAAACGGACATTCAACAAACCCATCCTCTCTATAATCTATCCACTTCCCGTACTTCTGCGTGACGGAAGGTAAACCTTTTATCCCGTTCATCACATAATAAGGGTCTAATCTTGGTGAAATACCATGACTTGTGGCATCTGCTATAAATCCCTCAATCATATCAATTACCGCCTGTCGGCTTACCACGTCATCACACGGCTCTTGCGATAGTGCCTGTATTGCCAACTTGTATGCTTCAAGTATCGGCTCTTTGCTCGGCATCATAAGGTCGCATTTGCCACAACTCCGCTCTATGTCACAATCTCGGTCAACACACTTGTATTCGTTGCGTATGATTGCGATTGCTTCTTCATTTGTCATTCGTCTGCTCCTTTACCAAATCATCCAAGTTTTCTTCCACAAGCCACTCAATCACTGTGGCAACACTCTCTCCTACCTTTGCCGCCGCTTCGTTCAGACGTTCTGCTTCGGTATCATATATGGTTATGTTGGTCATTCTGCATTCCTTCTTTCAAATAAATTCATTTGTCCGTCACATTGCTTTTTCTTTGGCTCTCTAGGTTTTCTCGGATGATAGCCGTTTGTCTCCCCGAAAGCGTCTTGATACTCTGGTTCGCAATCTGCAAAAACAAAGTCCTTGCACTTGTTAACGTGTTTGCAACTACTCTCGGAGCGACATTCTTTATGTGCTTCACACCAATTTGCTCCATTGCCTGTGCATAGATATATGCAATATCTGCAATACTGTTTCATTTGCCCTCACTTTCATCAAGTAAACTCTGTAAATCTCCCACAACCGTTTTATATGCGACTATCTGACCTTTTATGTACGTCAAGCCTATTGATTGTTCCTGTGCATCACGCTCTAATCTTTCGATTGTGTCCGTGTACCGCCCTATCAGCCATTCGATGTTTTCTCGCATTAAATCACTCCTTCCAATCTGTCGCTATATCGTATAACTCCGTATCTCCTGCTGTATGCCTATCAAGCACTATTCCTTGCCCTAGTGACGTATCAACTATCGTGTACCTTGTCACTGATGGATGACTTGCCACGATAACCCACTGTCCGAACATCTTAACCCCGTCATCCCTTACCCAATATTCACACGGGATTCCGGCTTCTTGTGCGTTTGCTACAACCCTATCCATCGGCAAGTCATACCACGTCTCGGTGTGTCCGCTATAACTTATCCGTCCTAGTGTTGCCGTGAGTATCAGTAAGTACGCTATCCGTTTCATTTTTCCCCCTTAAACATCTCTTCGATAACCTCTATAACGTGATCGAGTGCCATATTGTATATTCCTGCTCCGCTATCCGATATACAAAATCGCTCTTTATCCTCTGCCGTGACTTTTTTGCGCTTTATTGCATTTATCAGCTTTTCGTGTTCCTGTTCGCTCATTTCGTCCGCCTTTCGTATAGTTTGTTGCGGCATAGCCAACTTTCCGTATATTCCGTTATGACTTGCCTTGTCGGATTGCAGAAGTGCTTAAACATCTGTGTCGGTCTGCAATTCTCACAAGTTAAGCAGCTCTTGATTTCGGTTTCGTATTGCTTCTCTATCAGGTCAAAAAAATCTATCTGTCCCGTCATATCGTTACAACCTCAATGTTCCAATCATCAAAACTCATTTGCCCGTCTAATTCTTCCTTCGGTTGCTTTTGCATCGGCTCTGGAATATCTAACTTCTCGCCACTTGGTAAAGTCGTAATGCTAATCCGTAACCCGTGGAAATTGACATTTGTGTGTCCGTCTGTGCTTCTTCTCGGAGATAAGTGTGTATGTGTCAGTGCAGGTGCGGCATCCCATCCGTAAACCTCTAGTGCTAACCACTTATCGGGGATCCTGTTCACTTTAACTTGCCAATAATCATGTCCGTCATCCCACGCATTGATTGACTTCGGTATGTAAGCGGCATCCTTATACATTTTGCTATCCAACGTAGAAAAGTTATTTATGTACTTCTCGTCCTTTGGCACTCTCGTCGGAAACCTCGGCTTGATACCTTCGTGGCAACCGATATTCAGTTGGTCAAGTAGCCGTGTCCCGTCTTTTCGTACAGTTATCTGAACATCCGTTATCATTTGATTCGTGTCGATTAAGTCTCTTACTGTCATACGCACCTCACAATCTGTTCAAAGGACAATTCGTACAAACTTCGCTCTCGCATAATTCACAACCTTCCGCTTCTTCATCCCATATATCCGGGTATTTACAGTATTTGTTGCATATGTCCGCTTTAATATCCTCTATCTGCTCTGTTACGCTTCTTTGTTCGCTCATATCCTCTCCCTTATAACCAACTCATACCCTAACGCATCAACTAACTGTTCTACCGCATAGATAGACGGGTAAAACCTGCCCTTTTCATATCCGCAGATCGTACACGGACGCATCCCCGTGATACTTGCTAACTCTCTCTGCGCTATTCCCTTCGACTTCCTTGTGGTTTTGAGCCACGTTCCAAAATCATTCATAATAGCAATCTCCCTTCTTTGATATTCCCTTCTTGTGCTTCAACGTGTACCGCTTGCCCTTTTCGTACTTGTCGCAGTATTCCTTGGGGAAGCTCCGTTTGCCACCGCCATAGAAGATCCGGCTGTGTCCTGTGATCTCAAGGTAATTGCAGCAGATGTTAGCCGGACAGTTTGCGTTGCTCGGTTGCGAGCCAAATCCCATTGAATAGCGGCAGGTGTTGCATAGTTTGTGTGTTGCTTTGCGGAGTTCACTCATGTTGCACCTCTTTTAATTCGTTTTCTTTCCTCATCTCATGAAGCTCTCCGACTTCCTTCCAAGCTATCTTGATAAGCTTCATTCCGAACTCGTAAAGCCTCGGTCCCTTGTACTTAACCCAATTTTCAAAGTCATACACTCCTTGAAGAGCTTCTTCCGCATCATAGTTCTCATAAAACTTGCGGAAGTAACCCCATAATTTTGTGATGATCTCGTAATAATCGTGAATATCCTTAATTTGCATCTGCATAAAACGGTATCTCCATTTCCTCATCGTTGATCTCAATATCTAGGCCGAACTTCGGCTGAATGTAGCACTTGCGAAAGTTTCTGTCCGGTCCGACTATCCGCTTGCTGTCTTCGGAATAGTAAACATGAACATCTCCGAGCTTACCTGTCAGTCTGTTCTTGATGATTTCAAGCTTGCGCTCTGTCGGATCCGGCTCTTCCTTGTCATGGATCACTCTGGAATACGTCATCACAACACTTGCCTTGTTTGTTATGTCTGCTGATCCTGAAACATCGTCATTGCTGACATAGTTTGTAAAGGTTTTTCTCGGATGTGCTATCAGCAAGATTATGACGTTCAGCCTTCGTGCCATCTTTGCCATTTTGCCAACAAATTCCGATTGTTTTCTGTATAACGCTTCATTTGTCGGAGCTGATTCTTCCATCGCTGTCATAAGGTTATCTATCAGGAGCAACTCGCAATTCTTCTGTAATATTGCCTCTTCCATGATTTCAACCAGAGCTTCCGTCTCATCATCGTCTTCCGTCAGATCCGCGTCATCGTAGACGAACAACCTGCCTCTGTACCAAGCGTTACATCTGTCAATCTCTGTATTTGTCAGAACTGCTTTGCCAATAAGCTGACGATCGAGCCAGTTCTTAACAAACACATTCGGCATTTCCCCGGAGTAAATCATGCAATTATGCCCCTGTCCGAGTGCATCTGCTATGAACTGTGAAGCCATTGTTGACTTACCGTCTCCACGCTTCCCGGTTAGAATGACAACTCCGCCATAATGGAATCCGCCTGTCAGTATTCTGTCTACTTCCTTTATTCCTGTGCTAATACACGGCTGTTTTTCAATGTTCACGGCTTTTACTTCTGCCATTTCCTTTAACCTTGTGCTTGTAATGTATTCCGATTGTTCAACGGCCTTGACAACGGCATCCTTGCCTGCTGCCCGGAACAGATCGTTTGCGTCCTTGTAACCTTGATAATCTTCAATGCGGACAACCCTTGTTATCTTGGGAAATTTAACCTTCATTTCGGCTGCAAGACTGACTTGTCCGTTTTCGCAATCCCCGAAGATGACTATTTCCGAGAACTTCTGCAACCAATTCCAACAATGAGGAACCCATGTGAATCCATTCATCCCGATTGGCACCGATACGGCATTATCTATTCCGCACTCGGCAAGCGTCAGACTGTCTATCTGTCCTTCTGTGACTACAAGCCTTCCGCCTTCTCCGCAATGATTCATTCCGAAAAGAATAGGCATACAGTTCGCTTCGCACCATTCCTTGTGGCCTTCACCGTTATAATCTGTGTTTCTGTACTTAATGAACTTTAGCTCCCCGGAAGGATCCTTGAACGGAAACACAAGCACTTTGTCATTGTCCGGTCTTACTGTTATTTCATATTTGCGGCAGATATCTTCTGATATTCCCCTGCTTTTCAGATATTCAATAGCTGCATCTTTGCTTTCTGTTACCCTATGAGCATCTTTGAACTTCTTAAATCTGCCGTTATAGTTCTGAATGTTGTAATATCTCTTAACATCTTCTGTCAGATCAAAGTTGAAATCTCTGGCAAGCGTTATCATATTGCCTTGGACCTTACATCCGCCCCTTTTACATTGAAATTGTCCGGTATCGGCATTTATTGAGAAGGTTCCTTTGTCCTTCCGCCCACCATGACAATAAGGACAACGCTCAAAGACAATCTCATTTCCACGATGACGAGCAGGGCCGTACTGTTTTGCAAATCGTTCCGCATCTTCCCTTCTGTATTCGTATATGCTCATATATCTTCACCCAACGCATCCCATTCCTCATCAGTTAAGCCAACACATTCTTCATCTTCGAGCGCAGCCGTTTCATCAGAAACGAGCGGAGCGCTTTCTTTATATTCTTTATCCTTCTTATCTCTTCTTATATTGTGTTCAGGGTGTTGTCCTGCGGTTGTACCGACCGTTGTACTTTTGGCTGTACCGACCGTTGTTCCCTTATTCTGATATTTGCCGTAATTTACAACGGTTATGATTGTATAGTGCGTTGTACTTGTTCGCTTCAGCATTCCATCCTTTTCTAGTGCCAAAATGAACTTGTATGTTTTATTGCGACTCCAACCCCACCTTTCGGCAAGCTTACAGATGCTTGTAAGTCTCTGACCACGTTTTATTGTTATCAGTTCGTTATCAACCATCACTTTGTTGTCAGAACGATTGACCATCATAAGAAGATCTATCCACGCATACGCAAATTCATGATTTTTCCATATCCAATGTTCCTGTATCTGCGTGCTTAACTTTATCCACCACTTATCCATATACTCCCGACTCCAATCTTTCCTTCAGTTCCCGATACAAAATCTCATATATCATTCGCCCTGAAAGTTCCTTGTGAACAAAAATCGGCTTGATTTGATACAGAGCTATGAGTTTCAACAAGCGATGCAAATAGGCTTTACTGTTGAACTTTGTGCCATATTTGCCTGTTATAATCTTCATCCAAGATGCGTCTTCAACAAGCAGATATACAGAAGCTTTGTGTTCCCTTGCCCTGTCAAACTCCCGGCAGAACCGCTCCCAATTCTGGCAGAGATTTCCGGACAACTCCCGGAGTGACATCTTCCGCTCAACAACCGCATCACCCTTGACCGCTGATTCTGTTTCGTGTAGCCATTTGCCATCCGGTAACAGAAAATCGTATGTATAATCAGCAAAGTCAAGGTTTCTGCGCTCATACGGAACACCGAAGGACTCACACCGCTTCTGATATTCGTCTGTCGGCTGTTCCGCAGAGTCCACAAGAATTTTCATGCTTTCAAGGCATTTTGTGATTTCGTACCCTTCCATCAGAACGGAATCTCTTCATCTTTGCCTTCGGAAACCTTCATCCATTCTTCGGATCCGGCAGCAGGCTGTGATGAGTCAGAAGTTTTTGTGCCTGTATAACCGTTCTTGGCAACAAACTTTGCAGCAGGCGCGGATCCATCGCGGACCTTATCGATTGATACCGCGAATCTCGGCTCTGTAAACAGAATCTCGCGTCCTTCGATGACAGTTCCGGTCTCACCGAATACGATGCCGACCTTCAGGCCTTTCCACTTTTCTTCCTTCCAATCCCACTTGTAACCCTCATTGGAGTCTTCAAAGGCATTTGTCCACTTTGCGAACGTGTTCTTTGTCCATCCGTCACGCTCCGATCCGTCATCTGTCGGAACATAGATTGACTTGCGGCCTTTCCACTTCTTGTCTTCCGCCGTGTTATTGTCATACTGTTTCTTGAAAAAATCCTTCTGATCTCCTGCGATGATGTCAAACAGAATATCTATACGGTCGGAATTGCCGTTTTCTCCTGTGACATACTGAACGTTCTTGACTTGACACTCATAAGCTCCGACCGGAAGTCTTTCACTTCCCGAATACTTTGCTGCTTCCTGCGCTTCCGCAAAACCATTGAACTGTTTCATTGTTTGATTCTCCCTTCGTTTTCCTGATATAATTCAAAATCTTCAAAACTCTCGATAATGTCGAACTCTGTAAAAACGTACACTGTTCCGTTGTTTTCAGCCTTGCAGAGATATACTTCCTTCATTTCTGATTCATGAGGAAACCGTATAACATAGACATTTTGTGTCCTTGGCTGTTCCGGCATCATTTCAAGTATTTTTGCTGTTGTGACAGAATCGGCAACCACCGCACCATCCCACCAATCAACAGGCTGAACCCTATAAATGAACATTTTTTTACCTCAATATGCTTCCAATGCCTTAATCACAAGCATGATGTCATTGTCACATTCATCACTCCCAAACGCTCCGAGCGGAACCTTGCAAGTGGATCCGTCTGCTGATAAGATGAATTTGTACTTGCCATCCTGCCGAACTGACCAAATTACTGTTGTCATTTTGGATTCCAGAACGAGCTTTTCAAGCTTACGGCCATTTGTCTTGATTCTCGTTCTAATGATTCCGTTATCATCACTGATTGTCTCGGAATGACAGAGAATAATGACCGTCAGATCGTCTCGCATGGCAAGTGCTTTATTGATGATTGACCATCCGTTTTGTGCCAAGTCTGACCAAGCTGATCTCTTATCCCCGGTCTGCATTGCCAGAATTTTCATCTCTTCCGCTACCATCATTCCGTTCAGAGTATCAATAACAACGTATTTGATGCCCTTGAACTGTTCTTCCTTATCGATCTTGTCAAGAAGCTGCGAAACCGTACTGAAATTGTCAGACTTCCAATAGTTCTTCTTATCTTCGCTGTACTGTTTCCGCCAATCCTTCCAATTAAGGCCCTTCTTGTCACAATCGATATAAAAGGTTGATTTGTCGGGCAGATTTCTCATTGCCGTTGTCTTCCCGGCTCCGCTCTCACCCATAACTCCAATGACTTTTGCCATAACTAACTCCTTCCCTTTATTTGATAACAATGTGTTTTCCGCGCTCTTCCAAGTGCGCCCACTCGCATGAATGGTCTTTTAAGTATTCCCTGATCTTGACATTGTCCGGCTCAACAATAACCTTTGTCATGTTCTGCGGAACATCCCCATCAATAACAAGTGGCTGAACTCCGCCATTTTTTTGAAGCTTGATAGTATATGCCCCGGCCGTGAGTGATTCCTGATTTGTGGCTTCAAGCGCACTTTTAAGCATTTCCTTCATGCGCTTAATATTGTTCTTGCGGACTTCCGCCTTCGCCTTGAACATCTCCGATACTTCGTCCGCCTGTTTCGCTTCCATCTCAAGCTGTTTGATTACATTGACGTAACCGCTACTTTTGACTTCAAGCGCACCCTTGATGGCTTCCAAGGTGTCATTGAATACTTCCGGATCTGTATCGGGATCCGTAGCTAATTCGTAGAGATTCTGATAATCGTCCACGATTTCAAATAGTGTTTGGCTCATATCTTCCCTTTTCCTTTCTTTTTTTATTTGAATTTTAGGTACTCTTCCTTTAGCGCAATATTGTTTGAATATATTGCTGACTTACAGTTTTTGTATGACTTTTGTCTGTCAGCATTATGTGCAAAGTCATATAAAGCTTTTTCTATTGAGTGACAAGCATCTATGCGTTCGCCGCTACCGCCTCTTATTTTTACTTGCTCTTGAATAATGTCATTCCTAATGATTATTGCCGCTGTTTCATGTTTTGAACTATCATAAAACCCCGTTCTTATAACAGAAATGAATCGTTCAAGTGTTGCGATGTTAACTCCTGATAAATAGCCATAAAAACAAGCAAGAAACACGCATGCATTGAACACTTTTAGCTTTCCCCCGTCTGTACTGGATTTTCCCTTGAAAATTTGATAGAGATCAAGCAACTCCGATTCATACTTTTTCAAAAAATAGCGGATAAACTCTATCGGAACGCTTCCGGAATAGTTTCTCTGTACAACGTAATGCAGTTTCGCAACAGCAACTATATTCTTGCTCGCCAATTCTTTACCGATTCCTTCGATCGTGAGAATATCTGCCTCAGATCGGTTACGGCCTCGATCAAATAGAGTTATTCCATCTTCAATTCCAAAAAGCACATATGTGACAAAAGGAACATTCGCTTTCACACAAGCCATCAGTCGGTGTTGTCCGTCAATTAGCTTCCCATTTTTCGAAAACTTAATAGCCTCATAGTTTAATTGCCATGAATTGAGCCTCATATCCGTGGCATATTGATTCACTCTTGACTCACTGATCCGCCTATTGACCATATTTCTTTGAAGCCACTCATTCGCAACTTTTGGTGTGATAGTTATAACTTGACTTTCCATAAACTAACTCCTTTCCCTTTTCCTTCCTTACTTATTTAATGCATCAAGCAAATCTTCCGTCTCTTTCAACCATGCTTCCTCAACCGCAACTCTGCCCCGGCTGTGCTGCGACAGAAACGGATCATTGTAGCAATTCTTATCCAGAGTGATATGTTCCTTCAGTATTGCTCTCCTGCTCTCCAATAACTCAATTAGTGTTTTTGCGTCCATTTTCTTCCCCCTTCCTTAATAAGTATTCTCTGTCCTCAACTGCGACTTGATAAAACAACAGCGGATCATCTTCCAAAATTGTGACTAGGCAGACCGCCTTTTCTGGCACCGTGAAATTGTCTATCACTCTTGCCAACTCTGACAGATGCCGCTCTTCCTGCTCTGAATCGGCGGCAATGTCCCGGTCAAAATCAATCTCCCGGACCCGTCTTATCCGCCTTATCAGCTCGTAGTTAACAAATGGCTCATTACTGTTCATGACGATACCCCATAAGACACATGACGAAACCTACTATTAAAAGTCCTATTGAAATTGAATAATCGCCACGTCCTGTGATGGACTCTGCGACTCCGGCTAATGCCAGAAATGAAATGATAACCCCTATTCCGTACAATTTCCCCTTCATCTCGTGCATCTCCTTTCATAATTATTTGCGCCCTGATAAAAAATACTTTTTGCAACGTCCGGCAGGAAAAACTTGTTTGTCCCTTCGATCCTGAAGGCATCCCCCATGTACTTGTGCCGGATCCGTGATATGTTTTTCTGTCCGAGCCATGAAGCAAGCTCTGTCGGAGTTATGAACGATGCTCCGTTTACGTGCTTCTTTAGATCGTTTTCGATGTCTCTTGCTGTCATAAGTTTAACCCTTGAAACTTTTTAGGCAAAAAAATATTGTCCTGCTTCTTCTAATGGTATTTCCAGAAGTTTGCTCATTTGCTTGATATCATTGCTTGAAAACTGTGTTTTACCGTTAAATTTTCTCGACAATGACATCTGCGTTATCCCTAAAGCCGCGGAAAAATTACCTTCTGTGCCATATTTTTCCTTAATCCGGCTTCGGAGTTTTGCATACTTAAAATCCATTATCTGCCGTCTCCTTTCATTTTTATTCATATATCTTGTGGGGATACCTAGAGTTTAAACCCTTAAACTTATCTTGTCAACAATTTTTGTTTAAATTATTGAACTTTTGTGTTAAAATGGTTTCAACTTTTAAATTTTGTTCTTATTAAAAGGAGAAATTAAATGAAGTACAGAGAAACCGCTAAACGACTTTTATATGCTATGGCTTCCGCAGGAATGTCGCAACAGGAGTTATCAAATCTCTCCGGAATCAGTAAATCTTCCATAAGCCATTATGTAAATGGTTCTCATGAGCCGGGGAATAAAGCAGCTTATGCAATGGCAAATGCACTTGCTGTGGATCCATTATGGCTCATGGGGCTTGATATTGAGACAAGCAAGTCTTCGCCAGCAAATATTCGTATAGAAATATCTGACTTTGAAGAGCAGATTATCCTTGCCTTTCGAATGGCATCGACTGATACAAAGGCGGCTGTATGCGCTGTGTTGGGGATAAAAGGGGATTCCGCACTTCCAATGGCAAAATCTATAAACTCGTAAAAGGGGGATTAATATGAAAAAATACAACCACCGACTCACATTCTCATATCATGGTAAACGCTATGCAGTGTACGCCGATACTCTGGAAGAACTCTATGTTAAGAAGGCAGAGAAAAAGAAACAACTTGACGAGAAGATCATCATCTATGACGAGAAGACCACCGTTGATGCATGGGCCGAGGAAGTATTCACCGTATATAAGGCAGGAACCGCAGGACTTCCGGACACCAAAAAGAGATATTATAAGTACGTCTCCCCTGCGATCGGGAGCAAACCGCTTATAAATGTCCGGGCTGTGGAATGCCAGAACATCCTTAATGCCTGCGCAGGAATGTCATATAGTCATCTCAATAAGCTCAAGCAGGAAATAGCATTCATATTCAAAAAGGCTGTCACGAATCAGCTCATACAATTTAACCCTGCTGCGGATCTTCATCTTCCGGACTACACAAAAGGAAGCCGGCGGAGCATAACAGACAAAGAACGCTCCCATTTGTATCTCTGTTATAAAAAGGATCCTCTATATTTGTTTTTTATCATTATGATAGAATGCGGATGCCGACCTGAAGAAGTTATCAATCTGATCGGCAAGGATATTGATCGTGAAGAACAAATCCTTCATATTCGAGGAACAAAAACAAAAAATTCCGATAGATATGTGCCTATTCCTGATGCATTATTTGCCGTCATAAAGGCCACAAAACCGTTTGAGCCTATATGTGTTAACCGTAATGGTAAAAAGCACTCTAATTCGTCTTATACACGGTTATACGAGCATTTAAGAAGAGATATGAATATATCAATGGGATGTAAGCTGCATCGGAATGCTCTTGTGCCGCCTTATCCTCTGGCTGATGATTTTGTTCCGTATTGTCTCCGGCATACTTACTGTACGGATCTGTGTAAGGCAGGAATCGATGTCAGAACGGCCCAAAAGCTCATGGGACACGCAAATATATCTGTGACCGCCGATATTTATACTCACGTAGACATGAACGATATCAAACAGGCCGCAAAACTTATCGAAGCATATGCAGCCAATAAAAGTTAAATAGGGTATCACACCGGGTAACACATCTTGATGTATATTTTTGTATATTTTGGTACAAATGTTCGAAGATTTTCGAGAAACAAAAAACCTCGGAAACGTTGATTTTCCAAGGCTTTTCAAGTCATGAGACACGGGGGATTCGAACCCCCGACAACCTGATTAAAAGTCAGCCACGAACAGCGCATTATCAAGGTTTTGTGCTATGGGTATCACATTGGGTAACACCTGTAGTAAAAAAAGAGCCGATCAAATGTCGGCCCTTATCAACTCTTTTATATACCCTTGGATATTCTCGCTCTGTTCAAGCTTCTCAATGACGTCAGCATCCGCTTCCTTGTTGAGCTTCAGATGTATCATCCTGAACTTGTCCTTGTTGGCTTCGTCATATTTCTTCTGCGCTCGCTTTTGTGCTTCTGTTGTCATGCCACCATCTCCTTAATTCTGCATTGATCTTTTTTTATTTTGAATCTCCTTCCTTATACTTCTCAGGCAACGGCATCCATGCCACCGCCTGTTCTAATTGAAACCACCTACCCTCTGGGAAAAAATGGTCGATAGCGTCCGCCTTGTATCTCTCGACGCTCATGTTTGCCCCGTCCGTGAACAAATTCCATGTTCCGTCCTCTGGGAGCTGTTCACTTAATGGTATCCACTCGGTTTTTGCTGCTCGCTCCATGAGCTCGTTAAACGCTTCTTTCGTGATTAGCACCGTGTTTGTAGCCTCTAAATATTTTTTGATATCCATTCACTGTCTCCTTCCTATTTGTTACGTTTCCTTAACTCTGAATAAGTATGTACCTATGCACGATATATGTCAACACCTATATTGAAAAAAGTTGAAAAAAATTTTTGCAATAAAAAATGAGCCGCCCGGCATTACCCGAAAACGGCTCTATATAAGGGAAGATAAATAAGGGGAAGCTATTTCATTCCGGGCAGACTCGCCCATGTCTTTTTTCCGATGATCCCATCGGTTACAAGCCCGTGATTTTTCTGCCAAGCTTTGACAGCAGCCTCGGTTTTCGGCCCGAATATTCCATCTGCATCTCCACAGGCATATCCGTTCATATTCAGGAACATCTGCCAATGCCGGACATACTCATTCTTGTCACCCTTCTTCAATAAAGGAAGCGGTTCCTTTATAGGTTTGGTTTCTATCTTTCCTTCTGCATACATCATCCACACTTCAGGAGATATGTATGCTTTGTCGAGATCAAGATTGCCATAATATCCGGGAAGCTGTCCTTTAGAAGAATACTGAAGAATGATGCAATCTTTCCAAGCACCGAATCCCTTTGAATCTGTCCAAGGATTGTTCTGGTATCCTGTTGGCTCTTGGTTCTTGTACTGTGCGCACCAAAGCGGATATGATGAATCCCAAGGATACTGTCTGCACACCGATTTGGACATGTATATCCCCGGAGTGATGCCTGTCTGCTGCTTTACATAGGCCAAAAATGCCTTGGCATATTCAGGATTGTGGAAGTTTGGATTCTGCTCGCCCTCCCAATCAAGGAAGAATATTGCCTTGCCGATGTAGTCCTTGACCGTATCAAGATAGAACTTGGCCTCCGGGATTGCCCCTCCTCCTCCGGAATAGTGGTATATTCCAAGAAGTTTCCCAAGCTCAAGCGCACTTCTTGCCTGTTTGTGGAAGGAAGAAGATACAAATGAAGTGCCTTGAGTCGATTTGACGATTACAAAATCGCAAGGAACCTTCTCAAGCTCTATGCCCTTTTGATATCTTGAGATGTCTATTCCATTCATTCCTGATTATCCTTCTTATAGAAGTTATAGTTTGAAATACATAGTATTGTGCCTAAAAAGGTCGCAAATGCTGTAATGCTCTGTGCGATGGGAGTGCCAATGTCGGTCCATCCCCATATCTTTGACAGAACAACAATGAATGTGGCAAGTGCTGGCAATACAATCACGCACAACCACTTACACCACTGATACAATGACGGTGTTAATGTTCCATTCTTCACAACCAATCCTCCTTATGCTCTCTTCAGATCCTCAAACGCCTGCTCAAGCTTGAACGTCCGCTCTACTATCTGATTATGTTTTTCGACTTGCTTAGTCAGATCTTCAAGCTTCGTGTCAGTAACAGCCATAGAGACCTCAAGCTGATGCTCGATTTTTCTGTTGCTACTGACGTTAGTTATAATGATGCCGATGAGGCTCAATGCCCCTGATACTATTGAGACTATGATTGCTGAATCCATCTTATTTCTCCCTTTATCCTATCTCTATAATCACTCCAGACGATGAAAAGTTGGTTACATTCTGCTTAAATGTAACACTTGTATTGCTTATACTTGTGATTGTTAGTCTTACAGTTGGAACCGCTGCATTTAATTCCGATATTTTAGTAGCTTCGCCATTGGCAAGGAGATATAATTCGGCTCGCTTACTTGGGTATGACCAATTTTCCCACGTTAACAAATACTTCTTCCCTGCTTCTAAAGTGGCTGTTTTTGCTGCAAAATCGTTAGTGGTGAAACGATAGCCGAATACTATTTTATAACTATCGCTGCTACCTCCTCCACCGTTTGAACTCCTATAAAATACCATAATATCTCCTATCTACCGTCCCGGCAGACAGGACGGATTTATCCAATTGCAAAATACCAACCACTTGTCCAAGTTGAGAGAGTTTTGTTGAATACAAACCCTGAGCTTGTGACAGAATTTAACCTATACGCGTCTGTTGAAGGAAGTACATGCCTATACAATCCCCTATCGTTTGCGGCATACAAACTGTACCCACTACCAAGAGAGTTTTCGTTGTATATCTCTGTCAAATAGGATTGCGCATTGGTTTTTTGAATAACTACGCACAAATACTTGGGTTTGAATCCAACATTTACTGTGGTTGTTGTTGATGCTGATGCTGTGAAAGTTCCTATCTTAACCTTGTAGGAAGAGCCACCGCCCCCCCTAGTGTCGCGCGATAAAATGCCATTATTCAACCTCCTCGTTCGGTTCGGGCTCCGTATGGGTGTCCGAAAAATCTCCTTCTACGCGATTACCCATAGTATCTACAATCACGCACATACACAGGTCATTTGACTCCTTCATGATCGCTGCCATGTTGGAATGATATATTTGCCGTGCCTCTTCAGGTGTGTCGCACAGTTTGACAATCTGGTACTCCCATTTACTTGATGCCCGGTATCTGTATGCTCTTATGACTAAATACTTAATTTCCATGCTCTCCTCCTTAATAGATGAATAATTTTATTTGATGCGAACTGCTCTGCGCCGGGAATGTGATTGTGCAGCGTCCGGCGCTTGTTGATATATTTGTTGGAGCAAATCCGAATATTGAATCATATACGTCAATGACAGAGCTTGTTGTGATTGCACTATTGCTGAATGTATAGGATGTTGTGGATGCTGATATTGTTGAACTTGTCAGGATGGTCGGGGAAATCTTGTTTCCGTTTCCGTCTATGACAGAACCATCCCATTTTACTCGGAGTGCATCGGAACGAGTGTTTTCGTTTGCTCCGTTTCCGATGATTAGAGCGTATATATTATTTGCATCTGCGATATTATACTTGCCTATTGCTGTCTGGCTTTTAGACTGAGCTAATGTCCATAGGTTTTGAGCGTGTGAAAAATCTCCGCTTGCTTCTGATATACTGCCCTCAGCGTGTGATGCTTCACCGAATGCCTTTGTCTCTTTTCCTTCTGCGTGAGAACCGAGCCCCGAGGCTTTTGTTCCTTTTCCCTCGGCATGGCAATACATAGCAACAACACCATCAATAGTAGGAAGCTCTGTCTCATAACCTTCTGCATGACAATAATATCCGTATGCTTTTGTCTTATATCCTTCTGTATGTGTATAATCTCCGTATGCCCATGATTCATATCCTGAAGCGTATGAGTAATCTCCTTGAGCAACGCATTCATGTCCATATACTTGACTGTACTGACCAACAAGTTGACCGGCTTTTCGCGAGCCCACTGTGATTTCTCGCCCGAAACTCGCATTCGTTCCATCATTTGTATCATCAATTTCCCCTGCTGTTGTACAGACTTTTATATCAAAAGAATCCCCATCAATATGAGCATAGGAATCCCCGACCGCAAGTGTGTCATTGTAAATGTTTACTCCATTCTCATTTTGAAGCATAGTTGACGATAACTCTGTGACATTGGAATCGCCCTGTGCCACATACTCACTTGCAACTGTCGAAATAATCGCATTCTTCAATATCTGCAAATCCGCATAACTCTGAACCATGCCGACAGCACTCCATGTTGCTGTGCCATTTCCTTTGACTGTCCGTATTGAGAAATACAGATTGTCTGTTGATGATGATGACCATGCCGGCTCAACAGTTGACCATCCCGTGTGGCTTTCTTCTGTCGGTTGTGTCGGAGTGGTAGCGCTCAGCATGTACCATGTTTCATATGTGACAATACTGTTCCTTGCCGCTTCTGCCGCTGCTTCTGCTTCCTGCTTCGCTATAATGGCTTGATTTTGTGCGTTTGCCGCTTCAATTTCTGCCTGTTCTGCGACAAAATGAGCCACATTTGCAGTTGTATCGTCTGTTGGTGGCGCCGAAGCATTCCCGACAAGAAACGCAGAACCATTGCTGATTCTGACCTGAACTGTCTCACCTTCTGAACAGTTTATTGTCTTTTGCACCGGAGTTTCATCTGCTCCACCATCAATGTGAACCCATACTGTGTCACCTTCAACTCGGAGAACCGTTGCAGGAGTGTCGCAGGACTTGTCTCTGCTCTGTGCGATTGTATTGATTGCATCAAGTAATTCCTGTTGACTATTCATTGATGACCTCTTCCTTTACCTTTGCGCCATGCGATAGCGTAATTGTCTGCGACTGCACCCTGAACACATCCCCGATGTTCTGTTTCGGATAAACAATCGATACCAAATCATTGACATCAACATCCGGCTGAAATCGCCTTGTGTAGTTCAATTTCCTTGAGGGATTCTGCAATTCCTTCAATCTGCGGATTGCAAACTCTCCCAAGCTCTCGCCTGCTGCCAATTTAGCATCTTCCTGCGCCCAAATCTCCCGACCTCTGTTCACAGTGGAATATATGGAATCAGGATCGTCATCACGAGCCGTCGCAGCTGAACCGCCCAAAGTAACCCTCAGAACATTCGGAACAGAAAAGATGTCTCTGTTGTCCGTCACGCTTGTCTCTATGATGTCATTCTCGATATTGTCGAATGTCCCCGAGATCGTCAGCGGTTTCGGGCATATTCTGACAGAGCCGTCACCATGCACTTTTATTTGCCAATTTATCGCTTCCGCAATCTCCTGTGCGACTGACAGTTTTGAATCGTTATTTCCTGCCACGAATGACGAGATAATGTTCGGAGATCCTTCATCTACTTCCACAGGACACGGCAAGTCAGCCAGAAGGATTCTGATTAACTCCCCGCCGTTTGTTCTGGCAGGAGCAAACCACCCGATTGGAAGAAGTACATCAGCTGCGACCTTCAGCACCGAATAACAGTCAAGTTTCCGCGTCTCTTTCGCTCCCTTGATGTCCCTTGCAGGGCTTGAAACAATTCCAGTGAAAAGCGGGACTCTCTCTTTAGCCCCGCCCTGTTCCGCAATCATATACACCCGAATCCAGGCTTCCGTTCCGATATCCTCGCTGACTGTAATATCCGCCGACTGCGCAAGATCACTTCCGGCCTTCTTCGTGATGTTGCCGGATATAATAGAAATCTCCCCCGCATCCGCCCATGTTTGCGGATTTACTCTTGCCGCATAATATGTTGCTGATATGCCGTTTCCGTAATTTATCATAAACTTGCCTCGTCTATGCCTTCATAGCCTTCCGGATCCACGCGAGTGATGTTGAATGAGAAGCTGACCATCTTTGTTGAATAACTCGAAGATTCGGAAACATTCACATTAGCGGAATAACTCGAGCCGTCCGGAGTCCGTACATGACAGATTCCGTTCCATGCCGCCAAATCTCTGACGGTCTCGATTCTCGGATCGTTCCGCAAGAATACCGAATCAACCGAGCTCGACCTTGAAACCGCTGCATTCCAATCACCAACAATGTGACCATTTAAGTATGTGGTCTCGTCAAAGTCTTTATCCCATGAGCTCGACAGCTCCAAGTTATACGGCAAAACCAACTGCTCGCCGCCAAAATCAATGATTGCTTCCTTCAGCTCCAACTCATGCCAGACATCAAGCCAAGCAATGCCTGTTGTGTTTGTATAATCTCCGTTCGCAGTAATATCCACAAACCTATAACCGCCGTTTGATGCCGGATAAGGATCAATGTATGCCGTCCCAAACTCACCGCCCTTGACGATCAATTCGGGCTTGTCAGCGGAAAGTCTGTAAATATCCACCGTATCACCCGAAACATACGAATCAGGAGCCGTTGCAACAACCCTTGCCGTCAATGCTGCCGGATCTGTTGTGACTGTCGCTGTCGGAGTCTCTGCCTGATGCGTCCAATTCACCACAAAATCAAGGAATGCTTCCGCTTTCTGTCCGACAGAGTCCTGAACAATGGCTGTCAGTCTGTAATCACCGCCATCGTCAAATGAACCAACAAGATCATCGGCATTGATTGTAAGCTCTCCATCCCCGGAATAACTTATAGCGAAGATGGTCTCGCCGTCATAGCCTTCTGTGACAGACTCGTCTGGTCTCTCTACGAAGTAATCCTTTAAGCGCTCAATCTTGATGATAGTCTGACCGCCTTCTCCCGCTCCCGTCACTTCCATGACAATCGGCAAATCAGTCAGAACACCGTTCGTAATACCCGATGTAATTGCAGAAGCAATCGGGCTGATCGTAGGCCGTGCCGCAACTGTTATCACAACAGGATCGGACATTTCTGAAATCTGACCGGATCTCGATGTAGTCTTGACCGTCAGACTGTGACTTGTATTATAAAGCCATGCCGGAGTGATGCTCATTCTCTGCGAATTGTTTTCAACCCTTGCAATCTCGACACCGCCGTCATAAATAACAGCAAGCGCCTGTTCTGTTGTGTCTGTGGTCTCATATGTCCATGCAAGTTGGAAAGATTCGCCGGGCTGAACTGCTACCGCTGAACTTGTCAAAACGGGTTTGCCCGGAGCCGAAGCAAAGGACAATGAAACAATGTCAGAATACGGCGAATAAGTATCTGATGTATCTTTCAAGCGAACCCTGAAATAATAAACAATTCCCGAAACTAGACCCGCGACATTCCACCATGTTGCTCTTTGGTCAATTGCATATCTCTCGGGTCCTTTAGTGCTCTCCCATGCATCATCATGATCTGCCCATGAAATTTCTGCGCCTGCCGCATCAGTCCAAGGAATTTCCCAAGAGACTTCCGCGACCCCATCTCTCTCTGTTGCATTTGCTGCCACATTGGTCGGAGCCAATGGAACATTGCCTGTCGTCAGGAATACATTGTCAGAGAGCATTTTCGGCTTCGAAGCAGAAGCGCCGATCCATGCTCTAATACCAAATTGAACATTTGTTGTTGGAACTCCGCGGACTGTGAGTGATGTTTCTCCGTGTGCAGCTGTTCCGAGAATTTTATTAGCCGATGTAATGACCGCTATCTGTGACATCGGAACACTTGAATTATCTGAAAATGTCAGAACAGTGGTCTTTGTGTTCGGGTCCGAAACGATACTCGATAATGTCGGTGAAAGAAGAGACCCTGCCATTGCGAAGATCGACTCACTCTCTGCCATGCTTCCTTCAAATACAGAAACAATTCTGATAAACAGACACTGATCGTAAGGCGGAAGCTGCGTAATCGGGAATGTCGCCTTTTTGGCTGTCGGAACGATGTTATTCTCACCGATGATCCATACAACACCCGAAGGGCAGACAGGATTGCCGTTGTTGTCCACAGATGTCGGAGTCGCATAGCAGTATTGGATCTGCTGATAATCCATCGGATGTTCAGGTGAGACTGTTGGCTTCCATGAAAGCGTGATATTCGTGCCCGATGCCTTTGCTGTGAGTCCTGTTGCCGCGTAAGGCATAGCCGTCAGATGATAGGCATAAACCCATGCGCTCTGTCCATTCAGACCTCTGGAACAACACCGGAACCATTCAACCTTGCTTGTCTCTGTATATGTCACAGAACCGGAAGCAGCTGCGCCTGTCACATCTGTAAAATCAGAAGAAGATGCCGCCGTTCCCCAGATAACAGCATTCTGTGTTGCCGAAGTGGAATCGACCCGCTGATATTCAATGTCCCGAACATCTGGATCTCCTTTTCCAGAAATGTACGACTCATCTGTATTCCACAGGAACTTGAGCGGTTCTTTAGTCACAACAGGCTTGTTGGGAGCCACAAATTTATATGTTGCCGTTACCCACGTCCCCGCTTTCCCGGCAACAATACCTCTGACCGCAATCGTAACAGAGGCAAGTTTTTTGGTTGTATTAGGGAAGTAATTTGCCACCGGGATCTCATACGAAACGCTTGTATCTGTTCCGAGTAATGTTGTGATGACATTCTTGCCCTCAATGCTCCAATATGCCTCTTGCGAATCATAGAAATCCGCAAGTTTCCATTCAAGCGTCAGGACATTGCCCGTTTTCGTGATATTTAATGCAGTTTGTTTCAAAATTGCCATTTATGCCATCCTCGCTTCTCTCTTGAGCGTTCTGATGAATGTCTGTGTCCATGCTTCGGGATCCTGTGCTCCGTCAACTGTGATGTAATTGGTTATGGTTGCAGAATTCCCTTCGGATACTGTGCCCGCTTCCGGCATGAAGTCCGCGGACCCAACCACCTTTGTGGTTGCTGAAATGGTTCCGGCAAGGCTTTCATTCGTCATCCGTTTCATTTCTTTGTCGAGAACGTTCATTCCATTATGAATACCCTGTGCAATACCCGCAGGGATCCATTGACCGACTTCTTTTGCGAAGACCTTTGACGGTGACTCAATTCCGAGGATTTTCTTTGCAAACGATACAAGATCGCCGACAAGCCCCTTGATGAACGATTTCAGCCCATCCCAAGTGTTGTCGATACCCTGTTTGATACCTTCGACTATGTTATGGCCAACAGACTGGAACGATTTGCCGATATTTGCGAACACCTGAATGATCTCGTTGTATTTCTGCTGAAAATACGTCTTTATAGTGTTAAATGCGTTTTTGATGCCGTTGACCGCTTCGGTAAATTTCGTCTTGAACCATGTCCCGATCGGAGCGAATGCCGTCTGAATTGTTGTCACCGCATTCTGCGCCAGAGGTCCCAACTGCTTAAACGCCGGAACAAGCGAGTTAAATGCCACCGTGAACGTAGTTATCAGTGCTGGCCCTAACATATCAAATGCCTGGATAAGTGCCGTAATGATATCCGGAACCGCATCAAT